ATGTTTCTGTTCCATCAGGAAATACTTCATAGGTATCAAAGTGTCCACCAGTCTTGTAATGTATTCTAGAAACAACGCTATCAATATATGCATCAGCAGCTTTTCTATCTGTAAGCATTCTTATCTTTTGATACTTACCTACTTCATCAGCACCATAAGTTACAGACTCTCTCCAACCTCTTAGGTCGCCCTCCCAAAAATCATCTTTAATACTTTTTATAGCATCTTCTGCAGATACTGTTTCTTCTAATACTGCTTCAGTTTGTTCTTCTTTTAATGCTTTAAGTTTTCTTTGTAAGTAATTATTTATTCTTGGAGCTTTTTCTTCTAGCTGTGCAAGACCTGTACCTAAACCATCTTCAGGTAATACAACTACTTTACCAAGACCTCTTGCTTCATCTATCTTTAAAAATGCTTCATCTATTGCTTCTACTGCTTCATCAAAGTTATCATCACTAAAAAACTTTCTAGGAGATATCTTTGTAGGAACACCTATAATATTAGGCTCATCTCTTATTATAGCTTGACCTGCTTTACCTGTTCTAGCTAAGTTATCACCAAAGACAAAGATTTTATTAGGATTGTTTTTCACAATGCCAGGTGTAAATTTCTTCATAGAAATTAACTCGCCTCTAAATGTTCCGTTAAATCCTGTAAGTCTAAATGCTATCTCTGCCGCTATAGGGTCATCACCTAACTGTATAATCTCTGCAGAACCACCACCAAAGAAAGCATCATCTGTTTTATTTACTTCTATGAATGAACCTTTTCTAGTTAATACAGTTGGGTCTAATACACCACCATGTGTCTTAGTCATAGCAGCACCATGTGCAATACTATCTCCTATAGTGTCACCTTTAATGTCATACACACCTTTTGCAATTAGTCTCTCTGCAAATTCATCTTCATCATATCCTCTAAACTTATGTGCAAGTCTTCTTTTATCCTTACCCATAATCCAAGCAAACGCAGATAATGGATGACTAAATACATTGTCAAGTTCATCTTGCCACATACGAATCTGCTCTTCACCTACAACTCTAGATGTCCAAGCAGCTCTAAGAAGTATTGCTGGCTTCCAAGCTTTGTTCATGTAGTAGTCACCAAGAGTATTTAAATAACCTGCAGTAAGTTCTCTAACAACTTTATCTTCTTCGTTCTTAGTTAATTTAAATCTTCTTCTAGCATTTCTAACCATAAGCTCTGCAGTTTCTGATGTACTCTTTTGGTCTTTAGTTGTAAGTTCATATAATCTAGCAACAGGTTTAGCTAGTTCTCTTTCAAACTCTGATGCAATAATCTCATCACCCTGTAATCCTGCAAGTCTCTTAGGTATTAATTTACCTTTACCTGAAGCCCTCATCCAAAACTCTCTAGCAGGAGAATATACTCTTAAGAACAACCTTGCATCAGGCATTGGTATAGCATCTGTACCTAGATACTCTGCAATTAGCTGTGCAGTAGGTCTTCCCTTAATCTTAGCTATATCCTCTATCTGAGCTTCCTTAAACAGCTCAGAGCTAATTCTGTCCATAGTCTCATAGTTCTGTACTTTATCTTCAAAGAAACTAAGTATCTGTTGTGGTGTAACTCTTGCATTGTCAATCATCTTTGCACCCTTTTTAGTTTTCTTTAAAGGTGTTTTACTTTTAAGGAACAATGGTCTTAATACTTGTTCTAATACTTCTTTGTTATTGTAAGAGCTTGGTCCTGCAATATTAACCTTTTTACCTTTTAGAAAGTTCTGTGCCTCTAAAATAAAATCATCTGTTAGTTGCGGATTATCTAAGTTAATAAGAATAAGAGGTTTGTTATTACTTTTAGTAAACACACCAGTATCATATTTGTCTATATTGTCTTGTATTAACTTCTTCCACTCATCACCTAGCCATTTACCTCTTGATGCATAGAATATTGTTTTAGCTGTTCCTGTATCTTTTAAAATATTATTTTTACTAAATGCAACTATGGTTACATCTGTGTTATCTACATTAGCCATAGTTCTCATTCTGTAATGGCTTGGCTTTGGTTTTATACCACCTAAATCACCTAACTCTAACTCTCTTAAAGTGTCTGATAATTCTACATACCTTGATGCATCATTACCTTGATATCCTTTGATAGCTTCTAATTTATTCCACTGTTCTCTAGTTTTGTTTAATTTAACTTGTAAGTTAGCTATTAGTTCTCCACCTTCATCTACATAATCTCTATACCCTTTAATATCAAAATCATCATAATCAATCTCTCTAACTATTTTTCCTATCTTTCCTGTATAACCATATTCTTTTTCAAAAAATTCTTTAAGTTTTAGCGGAGTATTTAGTTCAGGATTCATACCATTGTCTGTTTGTCCTTTGAGATATCTAACAACCACCATACTTGTATTTTCCATTTTATAAACAACAGATTTGTTAGTTAAAAAGTCTATAGCTTTTCTTTTAAACTTAAGTTCATCTAAAGATTCTTGTATTGTTTTGTTAGGATTTAATAATCCTTCTAGGTCTTTACTTGGTATTGACCTTTCCCTAATACGCTTACCTTCTTGAGTTTGTCCTCTAAAAGTTTTACCTTCAAGTTTTACATTTATTTTTTGTAAAGCTGTATCTGCAATCTCTGCATTTTTAAGTAAAGTTTGTATTTGAACATCAGTAGGGTTGTCAGGTAATACACCTTTTTCTAGCAAATTTTCTTTAGCTTGTTTTATTTTATTTTGTAAAGCTAACATTTCATCTTCTAATCTCCACGACCTATCTAATATTGACTGAGTACCACCATTAGTTTTTACAGAAGCAATGTAGTCATTGATAGCTTTTTGCGAATCTTCACCTTTTTTAAATTGTTTTAAACCACCACGCCTTTTAATATCTAAAGCTTTTAAATCATTTAAAGCTGTTGTACTTAACTCTTCACCTTTAGCTCTTAATATTTCTCTATCTCTAGTTAATTGTTGAAATCTTTTTATCTCAGGTAAAGTTAAATATTTTTCCATATTAGGAGAATCTAAATATCTACCACCTGATGCATTCTTTAATATCTTATCTGATAATTTAGCTAATTGATTTTTTGTTTCTTCTATAGCCATATCAATAGAATCTTGAACATTGTATTTAAGAAGTTGTCCTGCGTTTCCATCGTATCTACCATCTTTAAAAGTTTTCTGTGTAAGACCAGGCATACCAACACCACCAGTAGGTATTCCTAATTCATCTGCTACTTGTAACCCTAAGAAGTCTATACCTTCTTGACCACCACTGTTAAGTTCTTTTACTAAGACTTCCATCTCAGGGTCAAGTCTGTCAAGAGTAGCTTCAGGCATTACTTGTTCTAAGAAATCATCTTTGAGTGCATTCATACTTGCTACATCTTTTAAGTCATTAATAACATTGTTTGGTCCTGCAAGTTCATATTCAATACGAACCCAATTTGTTTTAGAAGATTTATTACCAATTCGTTCTTTGTAATACTCAAAAGTGTATCCTTCTTTCTTTGCAATCTCTCTAGCTAAAGCTTCTTTATCAGGGTTAATAAATAAATCTCTATCTATAAGTTCTACTTTGGTAATTCTTACCATAGCTTTTCTACCTTGTCTATCTTCAAACAATCTTATCTGTCCTACTTCAGGAGCGTTGTCTCCATAGCCAGCAAGGGTTCTTGAAGTAGAAGTTCTTTTACCTTGAAGTATGAGTTCCATAGTAGTTGTATCTTTATTAGCAAATGGTGTACCTCTTTTAGGTACTTTAAAGTTCATAGGTATAGGATTACCTTCTGCTCTTATGTCATTAATGTTTCCTTTACCAAATCGTTTATTTATAATCTCAGCTAATGCTCTAGCTTGGTTGTTGTCTGTTTTAGCAAACTTATCTGTTAATGTTTTACCTTGAGCTTTTACAGCTAACTCTTGTATGAGTTCAGGGTTTTCATCAGCCCATGCATTCCATATTTTTAAATACTCTTCATAGTATTGGTCAAAGTTTTCTATAGCTCTACCTTGAGCATCTATCATAGGTTGGTTTTTTGCAGCCTTAATAGTTGAATAACCTTTAGCTTTAGCCCACTTAAGTTCTACAGTATCTCCATCTGCAAACTTAGCATTGAGTGCTGAGAACTGTTTACCTAAATCATCACCTGCAGTAGATACTTCAAATCCATCATCTGCAGTTCTTGCACCACCTTTAATAATAGTTCCTGTGCCAGGTGCATCATCTATAAACTTTTCTAAGTCTGTTCTAGCATCTCTGATTAATCTTCTTTTACCACCTACTTCTACTTTCTTAACACCAGCTCTCTCAGCTACTCTCTCTATAACCTCTAATGCTTTTTCTAGCTCAAACTGTTGTGACAGTATTGCATTACCTTGACTATCTATAATGTCAAGCTTTTGTCCTTGCCAAAATTCTTCTGATAAATTAGTTCTAAAGTATTTTCTAGTTTCATCAACAGCACCCATAAACTTTCTAATACCTTTACTAAGTTCAGGTGGTAAATCTAAAGCATCCATTTTTGTTGCTATGTGTGTAAACACACCATCATCACCACCAAGAACATCTAATACTAATGTTAACTTAGCTAGGTTTGCAGGTCTTGGGTCAAACTGTTGTGTAGGGTCTATAGGCATATCTGCCATTTTTAATAAATCATCATCATCAATAGCATCTGCTATTCTATCTAATGCTTTAAATGCAACCTCATCATCTACTTTTGCAAAACGCATCCAGTCTTTTAATTCAAAAAAAGTTGTATTTAAATCATTAGCATTTAGTTTCGGTGAAGGAAATTGTTGAAATAACCTACCCCATTTGCTATCTGCATTGTTTAGTTTCATTGCTGTCTTAAAACCACCAGCACCAAACTCACCACCATAGTATGCTTTAGCAGCAGCTCTAGATAATTTACCTTTAAACACTAAAGAGTTTGCATCTAATCTATTTTGAAATCTTAAATTATCTTTAGTTGTGTTTATAAGTATTTCTTGTATCTCTGATACATTGTCAGTATCTCTAAGTCTTTTACCAATACTTGCACCATCAGGTAAATTTCTTAGCTGACCTTTAGTAAGAACATCTATTTGGTCATATGTATTTGCTTTAGAAAACATTTCTGCAATATCAATACCTACTTGTGATTGATAGAAATCTCTAGCAACAGGTTGGTTAACTGTAGCTCTAACAGCTTTGTTTATAAGACCAGGTTTATTGTTAGGTGTAAATGTTCTAGCAGCTTTACCAGCTCTAGACAAACCTAAACCAAGATATGTTGTAGGGTCTGTAAATATAGTATATGCACCATCAATAACACCTGACATAAATTTAAATGCTCTACTGCCAGGTTCAAATATTTCTACTGCAGCTACACGACCAGGAGATAACTTAACTGTACCTTTCCTACCTTGATAACTAAGTGCAGCAGATTCTCTGTCTTGTATTGTTGGTTGTGATAATGGTGTACCTAATTGTTCTTGCAAAGCTTCTTTAACTTCATTAGGATTAGCACCTCTACCAACTAACTCTTTATATACATCTGTATCCTCTGCAATTGTAGAGTTTCCAAAGTAACCTTCACCTAGATTAACTCTATTACCTTTTCTAATCTCTTCAAATGCTCTACCTGCAAGTGTAGGTCCTGTTTCTTCCATAACATTTTTTAATTCTGTATGGTAATCAGGATTAATTACTGCTAGTGCAGTACCTATGCCTGAAAAAAATAACAATGGGTTTTGTTGTTTCTTTGAGTAATATCTCATACCTGCTGTACCAAATCGTTTTACAAACTGGCTAGCAGATTCCATACCAACAAATGCACCTCTAATTGCACCTCTACCTGATGCCTTAATACTTTCCCACCAACTTCTTTCTTTATCTAAATAAGAATCAACAATAGAAGTAAACTCAGGACTGTCTTTAGTAAGACCAACCATAGCACCTGCTACTTGAACATCGGTAGGTAAAAAACCATACTCATTAGCTATACCTACTAGATTTTGTGCTACTTCATTATTAGAAAAATAATTTCTTAATTCTTGTGCTTGTTGTTTTCTTTGTCTAACAAAGTCCGTATCAAGGGCATCTTGATATGGTGATGTAAAACCCCACTCCCATGCCATTAACTAACTCCATCATCCATTAACGCTAATATATCTGAGCTAGGTAAAACTGCATACATTTGACTTAGTAAAAAATTTCTATCCATTTGTAACCCAGTACCAAATTGATTTAAGTTATTAGCTGTAACAGATTCAAATGGTCTTTCTGTTGGTCTGTTTAAAGGCATAGCATCTACTCTAGGCGGTGCTACAGGTTGCGGTGCTAACCTTTGTTCTTCTTGTTGAAACATATCAGCAGCACTTTGTTGTTCTGACAACTCTTGACTGTCACCATAAGACTCTGATATATATCTTCTTTTAGCTTGTCGTGCCATAATCTTCTCCATAATCAAAATCATCAGGAACAATAAGTATGTCTATTCTTCCTACCATAGGTATATATGCAATAGTCATTATGTCAATAACTTTTCCTATATCAAACCTATGATTATTAAAAAGAATTTCTGATGATGCTTCCCACATAGGTTGTTCTTCTGCTGTATAATTTTGTGCAATAATTTTTGCAAACTCTTGATTAATATCAGGCACTAGCACCTCCTAGCAACGCAGCTAGATTAGGTGGACCTTGTGGAGCAGGAGCTTGTCCTTGTTGAGACATTTGCATTAATGCTTGTTCTTCAGGACTTGGTTCATCACCTTGTGCAGTAAAGTATTTCTCTAATATAACACCCATTTGTTTTGGATTGTTATAAACTTCTACTACTGCCATCATTGCAGACTTGTCACCTTGTTGAGAATTTTGTAACAACATCTGGTATAATATTTCTTCGGTTCTTTGTTTAGTAATTCTTTCATTAATTTGAGTAAGATTTTCTAAACCATCCATTTCTTGTTGCATAGTTTCTCTATCTATGATACCTGCATTTAATAATTGCAATCCTGTAATAATTTTATTAGGTGCATCAAAAGAAGCCATAGCACCATATTTTCTTCTAGTTACATAATTTTTATCTATGTCTGATGAAGGTGTATAACTTTCAGAAAAAGATGCACCTTTGTATGTACCTGATATAGGTTTTCTTTTATTAGCAAACAATACCTCATCAAGTTCTAATCTTTTAGAATCTATTTCTTGTAAAGCATATTCTAGCACAGTATGGTATTCATCTACCATTGCACCAACACCTGATTCAAGTTCTTCTAATCCTCTACCAGTTACAAAAGAGTTTGGTGATATAGCATCATCTTGTACAGGATACCCTGCAACAACTCTTAATTGTCTTTCTAACCTACCGACAGCTTCAAACAACTGATATGGTAAATTTGTTGTAGGCTTGACTACTTGTGAACCTGGTGTCAAATAGTTAATAGCATTTCTACCTTTTCTATATTGACCTGATTCTATTTCTCCTACTATGTTAGTTTCTGTAAATACAGCATCTTCCATAGCAATAACTGACAATATGTTTATTTTTGCCATAGCAGCCATTAAACCTACAACTTGGTCAAACTGTCCTTGTAATTTGTCAAAGCTAAATCTTTTAGCTATAACAAATGAAGGACCTGACTTTAATGGATTAGGAACAAAATCTACAATTTTCTTAGAAGCAACATGTAAAACATAAGTTCCTTCTTCGTTCATATACTCTAAAATTACATCTCCACTTTCATCAGAGTTCTCCCAACTACCATCATCGGTATATCTAAGGTTGTAAGAGTCGTATGATGTATCTTCTGTATCTTTAGTTTCAAAGTATGCTTTTAACTCAGGATACATATCTATAAGTTTTCTTATAGGAACTTTTTGTATTATTGCTAATTCACTAGGGCTTTGCATATTTCCCATATATCCAGGGAAACAATCATATGGATTTCTTAATTCAGCACAAGGATACATATTTCCATTTGCATCAGGCTTAGAAGTAATAACCCATACTACAAAACCATAACCTGGTAACCATCTTGCTACTTGTGGTAATTGTAATTCTAGTTGTTGCATCTTATCGTATGCAGTAATAATTCTTTCTAATTTGTCTTTTTTAGTTTTATTTCTTTGACTATCCCTTGCGTTTGTTACATGAACATCAAGACTAGGTACTTTACCTATTTTTTGTGACAATCTATCTAATGCAGATAAAAGCAAGTTAGGTGCAGGTATAGTATGTGATTCGTTATTATCTAGTCCTGGACCAAGTAATTGTCGTATACCATCTTCTCCACCATTTAAAATTGCTCTAAATCTACTTCTGTCTATAAGTGCATCATCATGCATCCTTTTAAGATAAGATGCTCGTTCAATAATTTCTTGCGGTTTCATTTAACTCCAAGGTGTTTCGTTCCATTGTACACTATTATAACCATCAAAGCTAGGAGTGTACTCAATTCCCATATCAGCATAAGTTAATTTTGTCAAGGTTCTAACTACTTTCATAGGAAACCAACTTGCCATTACAATGTCACTCTTGTATCCTTTACCGCCTCTTCCTTTAGAAGCAAAGTATGTTAACTGTTTAGTGTATTGTGTTGTTTTTTGTTGTGCTTCAGCATCCAAGTATGGCAATGTAATCATTTGGTCATTAAACATAGGTGCTAGTGAAGTAACACCAAACCTATCATCCCATTTGTTTTTATGAGTTTCGTGTCCTTCTAACTTTATACCTTGTACATTACAATACTGTTTTATAGTCTTGTCTTGTCTAATTGCTTTTTGAAAACCATTTTCTTCTATTACCCAATGATAACAACCATACATTTCATACCATTTTTTAATTAACTCAAATGCTTCATCTAGTCCACCACCTAAGTGGTTGTCTAAATCAACCATTGTAAGTTTTATATCAATACTTGTTGTTTCTACTGCCCACAAAAAACCTGCTTGATATCCTGTTGCAGCAGGGTCTAAACCAGCAACTAAATAAGAACCGCTAGGTATTGTGCCTAAAGGCATATTTATATCGTAACATTTAGCTATTTGTTCAGGATTAAACAATCTAGCTGCTTCACTCATTGCTTTGTTAAGATAAACCATCTCAAAATTTTTAAGACCACCAGTAGTCATAGAATCTCTTTTTCTATTCATTAACCATTTAAAAGTTCTTTTGCCTTCCCATAACATACAATCAGTATGTTCTTCTTCATCTAGTTCAGGTAATACACACATAGAATCGTGTGCTTCTTCTACTATTGTCTCCCATGCTTCGTTTTCTAACAATGCAGAATATAAATCATCAGGGTGCTGTCTTGAACCTATAAGCACCATAGCTGTATGTTCTTCTTTACGACTGCCTAATGTTGTAGTCCACCAGTTCTTTGTATTGTTTCTTGATGCAGGTTGCATAGTAGAACTATGGTCTTCAATGTCATCTGCAATAATTATGTCACAGTCACGAGATAAAATTTTACCGCCTCTACCTATGCCTATCATTGTTGGTGACTTTATACCTGATACTGTTCTTGTAGATACTGTAAATCCATTTCTTGACCACATCTTACCTGCTCTAGTTGCAGGTTTAAAAGAACCACCAGGTCCACAAAAATCTTCTTTAAGTTTTTCGTTACTGTCTAATGTATCCATAACAGACATAACAGAGTTTATAGCAATATCTTCGTTACCACCTACCCACATAACTCTTATGTTAGGATTTCTACATATAAGCCATATAGCAAAATGTATTAACAATTCTGTTTTGCCGTGCCTAGGTGGACTAAGTATCATTTGTTGTCCACCATTAAGTAAAGCTTTGTTAATTGATTTTATCCAGTTGTTGTGAAAATCTGCTGTTTCAAAAGGTACACCTTGTTCTGTAAGAAAATACCTATCTCTAAAATTTTTAAAATCATCTAGTGATTGTTTAGCATCATCAGAAACTTCCCAATTTTCTGCTTGTATATCTTTTTCTAAATCTTCTCTATATGCAGCTAACATCCTAGCTACATGACCTGCAGTACAACCTAGTGCATCTGCTACTTCTTTTCTTGTAATAATATCTTTAATAAGTTCTGATGCATATCCTTGATTTCTAAACTTGTCATACAAAGAACCACGCCTAACAGTTGCAGACTTAGGTTGATTTATTTCTTTAACAGGTAATTCGTATGTCTCACCTTTTTTCTTAGCTCTATGTATTCTTTGAGATATTCTTTTATAGCAGGTATCACTACAATATTTTGTTTTATTTTCAGGAAGTTGTGCATCACAGTCAGGTGCAATGCAAACTATATTTTTTACCATTTTGTTTTGTTAGCCCAATAAGCTGCTGACATTTTTCCTTTTTTAATATTTTTAGCATGTCTTGCTTTAAAAGATTTTCTTCTTGCTTTTTGTTTAGCACTACTAGGGTTTTTACCAGCACCTGATACACCTTGCTGTCCAAACCTAATAAGTTTGACTTTGCTACCTTCTTTAGCTAATACAGCATGTGATTTATTAGGATGCTTAGGTGTACGCTTCGGTTTATTATAACCACTAAACTTTTCACCTCTGTATGTTATTGCCACTACTTACCTACTTTCTTTTGTGCAGCAACATGTGATTTAGAAAAACTAGAACCACGCTTCATAGAGTTTACCATATACTGTATATGCTTTTTAGTATGATGTTTAGAATGTTTTTTTAAAGCAGTTTGTTGTCTCTTAGTTAACTTACTAGCATCTACACCTTTAACTTTCATTTTTTTGTAGCCCTTGATTTTTGTACAGCTTTTAAATTTATATATTTTCCTTGTTTATAAGCCTTAGCTGTTCTTTTAATCTCAGCCGCAACTTGTGATTTAGGTTTCTTTTTATTTTTAAGGTATTTAGCTGGAACACCTTTTTCATATTTATTTTTTCTTTTTGGCACTAGACTTACCTTTTTTCTTTATATCATTATCTTGAGGATGACCACCCCTAATAAAAGAGTTAACTCTACCCATAGCCCAAGCTGCCATAGAAGCTGATTTACTTCCTGAACTAAGGTACGCTCCTTGTCCACGCCTGTAAACTTGTGCCAATTGCCCATATGTGTATTTTGATTTTGCAGCTTTAGCTTGCAAAGTTTTTTTAGTTTTAGCATTAATAGGTTTTCTAGCTGGTTTTTTCTTCACCATTTTTTATCATCTCCATATTTACATTATAGTCAATAACAAATTTTTCTACTAAAGCATCTATTTTAGAGACATTAGGTTTTTTTTGTATAAGAACACTACCGCATGCTTCGGCAAGGTCCATTGACCATTCTTTAAGTAACTGTGGGTTACTAAAGATATTTCTCCTTGTTTTTATTTTTTTAGCCATTAGTAAAGCTTAGAGCGTTTTTTCTTATTCTTCTTCTTGGTTTTTTTCGTTTTTTTTCCGTACATTAATTCTCCTTCGTATACGAACATTATATTTTGTACAACCAAGATTAACACATTTTTTAATAGTTTGCGTTAACTCAAAGTCCTTATTGCAAAGTTTACACTTTGTAATTTCTCTCATTATATAATTATAAAGGAGATTGGCTAGGTTTTCCTCCTTTACCTAGCTTGTCTCCACTTTATCTAAAAGATGATAACTTACACTTAGCGTATGTGCTACCCCTGTTGCAAGCAAGTCCTCTATAGGTACAATTATAGAGCGTGAAAAAAAATTTTTATTTTCTGTGTCTACAATTCTGTATTTGCTTTCTATAACCCAGTCAAGAATGTATGGAACTAAATCATCAGGAGTCCAGTAAAGAAGTTGGTTAGTTGGGTATATCCAGTAAAAAAGATAGTCAGGAAATGTTTTTAATGCACAACCAATAGCTTTTGTATCCCCATACACCATTTGTATTTCTAGTGCTACATTACCTGTCTCCTCCGCCCTGGTGTCAGTTTTTACTTCTACAAACTTGTGACCTAACTCATTATTAATAATAAAGAAGTCTGCTCCTTTTTTCTGTTCTTCTTCTTTAGCATCTCGTACAATAAATTTAGTTTTACCCTCATCTAATTGAGATTCATAATAACTCTTTACTAATAGCTCGCCCTTCTTACCAACAGCTAGCTGTTCTTCAAAATCAAACATTTATCCTCCTGTAACTTGAATAAAATAATTATAGCACTATAGTGAATTTAACAAATAGTTTTTAATGACTACAGTGTTACAGGTAAGAGCTATCGGTACGGCAAAAAGCTGACTGCATCTACCAAGATGGACTGGGATTACCACAAAGTCAGTACCCAAGGACACTAGAAAATTACTTACTCAACTTTAATAATATGTGTAGCATATATGTCCGCTATCGCCCGAAACGACCCCCCACATTCGTACTATAGAAAAAAGAGTTTTTAACTTCTTTTTTAACTGTAAGTGTGCTAATATACTACATTAGGTAGTTAGTTAACTTATAGGATGTTTTCTCACTGTAACCTGTAACTACTCTAGCGATAGAGTTTCTTAAACACTTATAGGATTGACTAGCTACCTTTTTTTTATGTAGCAGAAATTGCCAGTAATTATTGGGGATGTTACATAATAGACACACCCCCCACCCACATTAACACTCGCTGTGAATTGTTGTCATTGGCTTCAGTTTACTACTTGTTAATAGTTTTAGGCAACACGCAGATTGACTGCGTATTGGGTAGTTCTAAGTGGTTATAGTTATAGTATGTCGTATTTTGTCTTACAAACACACGCCCTTGCATTAAAACGATACATACTCTTCAGTAGTTCGGCATAAATAACCCCCATTAAAATATCAACAGCCGAAAGCATCTATTCCCACCCACCACCCTTATCTTTCCCAGCTTTATTATAATCGGCATAACTCTCTCATTAATTTAATTCCTAGTGCCGATAAGAAAAGAGTTCCAAAATCGTTCTAGCATACTTTTCGTAAAGCATAAAATTTATTCTGCAATAGTTTGGACTTTCCCTTATAAATATTTAAGCCTTCCTTTACTTCGTAAATTCCTTGCAAATATTTCCACTCAAGCTACAACATAAAGATACAAAACAAATTTGACACTTTAAAAAAGCACACTTACTCAAAATATTGTAACTCATTTCACATTGGGTTATAAAGTATCAACTATTCATATAGAAAGGATAAATAATATGAGTAAAGAAACTTGGGTTAAACAACCTAAATATTATATGGGACAATCGTTCTTCGGTAGTCCATTTTGTGGAGTAAAATTAGTAGATACCAAAACAGGTAAATATACATATCATATAGCACAACAAACTAATGGTATGGCTAATCCAAACACATTACAACAAATACCTTCAGGTAGCTATCCAGCTATTATGCAGTTTATGGACATACTAGATAATTGCCCAACTATCTTAAAGAAAGGCGATTTCAAGCTAACTGCTAAAGGACAACTACCTAAAGCACTACTTGACTTACTTGGTACAGATAAAATATCTAAAGTAACCAAAGGTAAAGTTCGTACTCTTGCAGAAGTAAAAGAGACTATGAACTCTTGGAGTGATAAAAAAGGTAAAGCTAAAACTACATATCGTAGAAAATAACTATCTCAAACGAGCGTGGGCTTCGCCCACGCTTGTACGCTTTGCGTACAGAAAGGAAACTATGTTAGTAATAACATTCACAGTACTAAAAGATATGGGTACAGACTTATTCCCATATCAAGAAATACAAAACGATTATACAATTCAAGGTACACTCAAAGAGATTAATGATAAAGTACAATCTCTTTCAACAGACAATGTATACCTAGAGCCAAATAATCTACAGTGGAAAGGAATATCAGCTAGGATAAACAACGACTTAGCCGAAACAATCCAAATCATTGAACAAATGCCCGACTTCTCATTAGAGAACTTATAACATACTTGTAGTTGTGTGGACTTCCCCTTTAGTTCACACTTCTACATAAAAAAAATTGTCGCCCACCCCCGACACCCACCCACCACCATTCTACACCAACCATCTCAAGATTATTCTTACGATGGTCTGATACAGGAACAGTTGTCTCATACCACAAACTGATACCCTAATAATCAAAACAATACTCAATAAACAAAACACTAACTAAACAATATATATGCATAATAAACAAAAAAAAATAATTCGATATACTATGCAACACACACTGCATCAAGATATACGAAAATGTCAAGTCATTCTATTAACATAAGCAAATTCGCAAAAAAATTTCAAAGTCGCAAAATAATTCCAAGCCCAAAAATTTTCGGCTATATGCATTTTTATGCATATCGTATATAGAAAGGATATACAGATGAGTAAAAGATACAGGAACTCTAGTGTTCCTAAGACTAAGAAAACTCTAGTTGGTTATGACAAGGTCAATGATATACCTGTTGTAATAGATACTAGAGTGCCTGATTTATCAGGTAGTAGAGAGCCAACGATTGCAGTAGATGATGGGGATAAGTACCTATGGACTTGTCGTTTCTGTCAAGCTACTACAAAGGTTGGTCGCAAAGTGTGTTCGCTTTGTAACAAAGATGCAAGTAAGGTCATCAAGATTGTAGATGACACAGAAGCTAGAGAGCAACATATCAAAGATTGTAAGTGTGATGGTGCTTGTATCTATGAAGTTCATCTTGAGAAAGATGATGTAAGAGATGGTCAATGGAAACCCAATGACAGATACGATTACATTATCATTGAGGAAGCAGAGCCTCAATGTACAGAGTGTTTTATTATTCTGCCTATTGAGTTCGTAAGTAATGGCTATCGTAAGTGCAACGATTGTAGAAAGGAAATTGTATAATGCCTGTAAATAAAGAACATAAACAATATAAAGCGTATTTATATTGGAAAAAGAATAAAGATATTATAAAAAATAGAATAAAAAATAACTTTGATTTAAAGTTTATCCCATAAAATAAAGCTATCTACGGGTAGGTCTGATACAGAACGACTGTGTCTCCTTTCACTACCTGCCTAGTAGGTAGCTTGTAGCACATAAGAAAATAACAGTTCGCCAACTATAGTTAAAACCTAGATTGGTGGGGTTGAAACTTCCATTGTGTGTTACAAGCTATCTATAAGTAAGAGCCAAAGACTATGCCCTGTTGATTGGTAACTGAAAGTAGGTAGCTTGTAGCACATAATACTATCGCTAACGAACCTCTTAACAATGTCGCTTACGAATATAAGGTTGTGTGTTACAAGCTATCTATGGAAGGAGAGCTATGGTATGCGATATGTGTCATCAAGGCACATACAACCGATTGTTGATAGAAGCAAATGTTAAATCCTCTGTGTATCACAGAGTTCAATGTAATACTTGTGGCTATCAAGCAGTCAAAAGAAGTAATGTAAAGAGAGATGAAAGGAGGTATCTGTAATGGGTATCCATAATGAAAATGATAAAAGAGACAGAGAAGAGTATGTTAAAAAGTTAAGTGAAAATTATAATATGAAAGATATAAATAATTATTTTCCTTATCCAATGAATACTATCTTTGGTTTAAATTCTATTGTAATTGATGAGGAGAAAGAAACCATAGACCAAAAGAGAGCTTACATTGATGCACAAAGTCCTGTGATTGCAATGGCTTTATATTGGGATAGTTTGTGGCAACAAGCAATGGTTACAATAGTTCATGCTCAGTTAGATATGGTTGCCAAAGCTTTTCGTTCTAAACACGGAGAAGTATTAGGTGATGATATTGATGAGTTAGTAAAGGTACTCAAGTCTGATACAGCAGTAGATGCTATGTTTCAAGCGTTTTATGGCTCTGTGCCTGACATCATTAACATAGGTAATCCAATGTTAGTAGGTAATGTTGTTGCTAAATCCGAGAAAGATGTTGAAGAAGGTGAGTTTAAACAAGCTGTTGATGACTTAATTAAAGATGTATTTAAGAAAGATGAAGAGGAGTAATAATGCCTGTAACACTAAAAGAACTAGGTGCTTTAGATGGATATGTCCATTGTGCAACCTGTATAGAAGAGACTGGTGGAGTAAATGGTAGTGTATATAAGCAACAGTTAGAGGTTGGTATGAGAAATAATACTGAACTCTATGTTAATTGCACATATCATAAGTTAGTAATAGGTAGGTTTTTTATAAAACCTGTAAATACGGAGTGTGATTGCTGTGATAAACAAGATTAAATTATTTATTGCAACGAAAAAATTTAGTTTTGATATGTGGCTGTTACGACAACAGTTAGATTTTCAAATAAAAAAGATAAGGAGAAAGTATAAGTTATGAGTGATAATGTATATGAATTAACTAGCACAAGTAATGAAGATGTTAATAAACTAACTGTGGATTTTAGCTTTATGTCCAAGATAAAGAAAGTAGATGCTATTGCACAGATAGATAAGTTAGTTTCATTAGCAGATGACAATGCTGATATTCAGCTTATAGACCATACACCAACTTTTTATGAGAAAAGTCAATGGTATGATGCTGATGAGGAAGCAGAGTAATGTATGGCGTGGTGAATACCATAGTACAAAAGGCTAAAGATAGATTGCAGAGAGAACTTTACTATAAAGAAAATGGTAGGCACGATATATTCTTTGATACCTTGATTGATACTGGTATCGGAGATGATGAGTGGGTATGTGATTTCTGTAATGCACAGATAGAAGTTGGAACATTTGACAAGCCGACAAGTGTTTATATACACGGAAGCTATGCCTTATGTACCAACTGTTTAAATGAATACAAGACTAAATATCCTGAGGAGTTTCAGGTAGAACAGACTTGTGTTTGTTGTAATAAAAAAAGCTATAAAAAGTTTATAGCTACTAAAGAAGAGGAGGAATAACAATGGGTAACATAATACCTATATTTAAACCTAAGAAAGTAAGTGCTGATGAAGTGAATAGAGGTGGCTATATATTTAGCAACTCAACTATTTCATTGTTAGAAGCCAATGTAAATGATTGGTTTTTAATTGCCGAATATACTGGTGATGATTATAAAAAGAAAGGAAATGCTTATGATAGCGTTGCTAGGTATTGGACAGGCAAACTAAAAGATGAAGGGCAAGTATTACAATGTCAGACTAGGAGACTAGGAAAAGTTAATACTTGTAAATTATATGCACGAATTAGAGAGGAGAACTAATGGTTAGTGGAATTGAAGGCTTCCCACCTGATGTTGAGGAAGCAACTGAGAGACTAAAGAACTGTGCTATTACCATACCAATACTATCGTTACTTAACGATTTGTCTATTGAAAATGGTTATAACAGACAGATACGAGAAGGTTTCTTAGATGAAAGTATTGATGATAGCGACAAGTATGATGACCACGATGAAAGAGCAGATGATAGATTTCCTGCGATTGTGATGTTGGCTATGCCACATTATCACAAGAACGGAGTTCCATCAGAACTGCACTATCGTTTGATGCTAGAAGTTATCGTTAAAAGTAAATCAGGTAAGGAACTTGATACTAAATACGCAACTGTATTCGTAGATGTTCCTGCTGATGCACTAGATTTATTACCGAATGTTCCTGATATTCAGTGGATAAATCCAAAAGCTGCTACTGAAATAGAGCGTGAAGCGTTCTTGAAAGAGTGGTCAGAAGTTGATGATGAACAACTTAGTAAAGACTTCATCCAAAATATAGAAATGATGTTGGGTAAGAACTCAACAGAGGAGGAATAAACAATGACAGAGAGTAACTGTTGGAAACTGTTTGATGCAATCATTGGTGCTACACCAAGAATATTGCTCTATGGTAAGCCGGGTACTGGTAAAACATACCAAGCAAACACAACCAACTTAGAGGGTAGAGAGACATACAATATCACATTGACACAAGATAGTAGTGCTAGTGAAGTGCTAGGTCATTACATACTTAATCAAAATGGTGGTATGGATTGGTTAGATGGTGTCGGTATTCAAGCTTGGAAAGATGGTGCAAGACTTGTTATTAACGAGATTGACCACGCTGGTGTAGATGTAATATCATTTTTGCACGCCTTACTAGATGACCCTGAGTTTGCAAAATTTACTTTGCCTAACAAGGACAAAGAACAGGTAAGACCACAACCTAACTTCCAAGTAGTTGCAACTATGAACGGAGTTCCAGATGACTTACCACCAGCCTTACTTGATAGATTTCCTGTAAGGATAAACATTGACAATGTACATCCTAAAGCAATTGAGAGTTTGCCTGAGAAACTGCGTGCAGTATATGCAGATTACAATGAAGGCGACTTCTCAGTTCGTAAGTGGGTAGCACTAGGTCAGCTAATGGACAAAGAAGTTCCATTGGACTACGCATTACAAACAATATTCCCTGATAACTACGACGAAATTGCTGATGCTTTGGTAGTTTCACACGCAGATGACACAGAATAATGCTGTTTGTAAAGAGAGGTAAAGCTCGTAGCAAAGGACAACAGTTCCCTAACCTTGCTTTACAATCTACTGGAAAAAGATATACAAAAGTATCTGATGCTAAAGGTGTGAAACCTCAGCTACAATCAGGTGCTATTCCAGTAGTTGATAGCAGTGGTGAAAATAATGCTAGGAGAGAAAAGCTAATTGCTTTAGCTCAACAGAAAATGTTTCCTAAGAAAACATACAGAAATGTTACTGCATTAGATAAAGAAACAAGTATTCCTGTTGCAGAAAGATATGCTTCAGGTTATCTAGCAGACACTTGGCTTAGAAATGCTAGGACAAGTAAGACACTTAGTTCTATTACTGGTGATATGAGTTATGACTTAGTGCCTACTGTAAGTGTCTTTAAGATAAAGCGTATGATTAATTCAATAGTGCAAGCGTATTACACCAAGAACGCTACACCTGATAAGATATATCGTTTGCTTATGGAAACAATAGCAAACTACGATATACCAATTGGAACTAGGTGGTATTACTATGACTTTACGCCATTGACAGATATAACTAATCACACTTTGAATAGAGGTGAAAGTGAATACTTTGATGAAATGTTAAGTACAGTTCAAGGTAGTAACGATTTAGAGTGGAATAAGTATGATAGGACAGACTTAATACAAGTAGCTTTGTATGAAGCTATTGCATTAGAAAATCCTATGGCTACCAAGTGGGAGTTATACAATGACTATCTCTATATTGGTGCTGACTTACAAGCTATGCAAGGTATGATAAGAAAAGCTAAGAGTACATTAAGTCGTAAGAGAAGTAGGAAACTTAGTCCTAAAAATGTTAAGGATATGATTAGACATTTATCTTTAGCAACTTACTTAGAGACTAGAGACTTTATACACAAGAGACAAGATGAGGAGTATCTTAATATATCTAAAGGCACACCAACAACTAATGATATGGTTGATAAAGTAGGTGATGATGAAGTATCTAGTAAGTTCAATGTATCTTACAATGGTTTCATTACTGAGAAAGAAGTTAAAGATGCTGATATCAAGCCAAGTGAAATGATACCTAAGTTTGTTAGTGAGGAACTAGCAAACAATATTATTGATGAAGCTAATAGAAACTTTGAAAGTAATATTGGTAGTAGGATTAACTACAAGAAAGATGAAGGTGGGCATCACGGCTTAGCTAAGTTCCACAAGTTTGTTCCTAATAGAAGGGATAAAGTAGCTGAAGAAAAGCTACACAGACAACTTAGTGATGCAGGTATTAAACCTAAAAATATCCATAGAATACTTACTGACAAGAAAGTATTTACACGCAGAAAGAAAATTGCAGGTGGCTCTGTAATGATTGACTTTAGTGGCTCTATGGGTTGGAATAGAGATGAAGTTAGAGAAGTAATTAGATTACTTCCAGCTTCTACTATCGCTGGTTATACAGGTTACGCAGGTGGTATGGGCGAATTTCACGGAGATATTCGTGTGATTGCAGACAAAGGTAAGTATGATGACAATGCTATTGAGAGATTGCACGAACACGGCAATAACAATATTGACCTTAATGCTCTTAAGTGGCTTGCTAAACAAGATGAGCCACGCATATGGGTATCAGACCAACAAGTTATTGGTGTTAAAGAAGGCTATACAGCAAATCTTAGCTCTGAAAACTTAGCTGAAATATCACACTTTATTAGAAAGCATAATATTATACCTATTGAAAAGTATGAATATGTTAAAGAGTTTGCAACTCAATATGCTAATCACATAGGTTAATCTAGATTAACTTATTAT